ATCACTTGTTCCAAATTTTAAAAGCTGTGCATCTTGACCTTCTAATTTTTGAGCAATAGCAACTATATTATCTCCAATAATAGAAGTATCTGCTCCTGTTACAGCTACTTTTAAAGAGTTAGCAAAACCTTTACCACTTGGTACAGTTGTTGTTTGTTGAACTGTTGTACTTCCACCAGAAATTTCTCTAAAAGACCATCTATCTAAAGAGTATGCTTCAGAGCCAATAGTCGTAGCTGTTGTTCCATTTCTTTGACTAACAGCCATATCGCCATTTATAATTAATGGCTGTGCATCAGGTCTAAGTGAGTCTCCTACTCCACCATCTACACCACCACTTGCTATTTTACTAAATGCCATATGTTATCCTTTAGGGTTATCACTACGAACTTTATCGCAATGGTCTTTGTAAGTTGTTGTGCCATTCTTTTGGTCTTTATAAATCATTTCCAGTTGATCCTCGAAAGGCAAGTATTCTGTTCTTCTTTTCGCATCTATCTTTGCATTGTTTTCTAAAGCTGTTGCTTGGGAAGATAATGCGTTTAGTTGTGCGTCTGTTGGTTTTGCTTTTTCAGAAGTTATATTCCACTCTTTAATGTAAACCACACCATCACCATCATCTTGAAGTTTTACTTCTGTTTCAAAGTTTGGTGTTCTACCTAAATATGCTATTATTTTTTTATCTATCATAATGATTTAACCCTATATCCACCATAAAATGAACTATTATCATTAACATTAATATTTTGAGATGAGCCTGTGTTTTGAAATACTTTTACAACCATATTATCTCCAACATCCATTTTTATTAATTGTGTAACTTGAATAGTTGCGTTCATACTACCTCCAGCTTTTTGTCTTGATTGAGTTTTATTGCCACTATTTTTATAAAAATTAATATCAAATTGTGTACCATCAGCTAATCCAGTAAAATAAACTGCTGCTGTAAATGACCAATAACCAGCACCACCACTTTGAATTGTATAAGTATATGAGCTTGTATTGTAACCAGACGCACTATCTAAGCTGTCAACCAATGTATTGTAAGCTACTGTAACCATTGTGCCATTAGCTACTGATTGTGCTCCATTGCCTGTTGTAAGAAAATAAGGAGTATTATCTTCTCCTATACCTGTAAGACTTCCACCTAAAGCTAGAGTAGAACCATTAATACTTACACTAGAGTTAGTAAGTTTTGCGTTAGTTACAGCACCATCATTTATGGTTGCAGTTGTAACACTTCCAGCAGTAGGATTAACTGATTGCATTACTTTGTTTAAATAATACACAGTTACAATATCTGCCGATACTAATGTGCCACCCAAGGTCAAAGTTTTATTACCAGTACCACCTACCGA